GTGGGCGCTGATTCAGCACGAGAATGGGGGTACGAGGGTGATGGCTGAGGAGATCACGTTGCGAGTGGCTCTGCCCGAGGTCGTCGAAACACCCATTAGGATCTTGGTCAGCTGTGGACTCACCACCGCCTATGTCTACGAGCACGGCGCGCAAGGTGGCGGCTCGTGGGCGGTGTGGACTTACTCTGGCGGGAGCATAATCGCCGGCGGCACGAACGGCTATTCGCGCGAGCGGGCGCTTACGGACGCATGCGCTCACGTGCGTCGTCAAGAACGGCAACGGCTGCTGTTCGAACAGCTTCGTCGGGCACTGGAGGAGCAGGAACTATTGGACCACCAGGAGGAAACATGACATGTCCAACACCACCCGTCGACGCACTGCGCTTCGAGGACATGCCGAACGCGGCTGAGGTGCTGCGCTTGGCCGCCGCACGGTTGGAGTCTGGCCGCGGAGTGCCGACGCCCGCGCCGCTGCTGCGCCGCTGGGCCGACGAGCTGGACGCCACCCCAGCGACGTTCCGGTTGCCAGCAGAGTTGGCTGCCGCCCGTCGCAACGCCTTCGCTGATGGGATGGACTACGCCATTGGACTTCCAGCACCAGATGAGACGCTGCCCGATCCGGTGCTGGACTGGATCGAGGGAATCGCCGCCGAGATCCGTGCCGGGCAGCGCACCATCCCCCGCCAGCCGGCCAACACCACGGAGGAACCGAAATGACCATGCCGTCGAGATATGCCTGCCAGACCTGCGGCGCAACCGGCAGGGTGATCCACCGGACGTCACCGAAGGGCGAGCTGTTCGCCGGACAGTGCGCGCAGTGCCTTGGTGGGCAGTCCGCACGGACGATGACCGGCAAGCTTGACGAGGCGCTGACACCGGAGCCGTGGCTGGACGGCGCCGATGAGGCCACCACCGACACCACGGAGGAGACATGAGCCGCTGGAAGCTAGCGGCACTGGGCGCCGCCGTCGCCACCCTGATCGGGTGTGTCAGCTCAACCGCCGAGGTCAACCAACCCGACGCGTTCGATCAGCTGCAGGCCGACCCTGCGCTGGTCCGCGGCGCCGAACACGCACTCGACCAGGCGCCGGCACCTGAACCGGGTTGGGCCGTCGGCGTCGTCCTGGCTGAGCAGGAACGGGAAAAGCAGGGCCTGTTGGGCGCCTACGACACGTGGACGATCGCCGTGCTCGGCGCCGACGGGTCGATGGCCGTCCTAACCGACGACTGGTGCGACAACGACGACCATCCGGATTCGGCGGACGTGCTGCCAGTGCTCGTCGCACCCGGTGACCTGATCACCTGGACGGGCGGGCCCGAGTTGTGCGTCCCGGATGTGCGGGTGCTACGTAAGGCCGCCGCGTTCCTCGACGACGAAGACAATCAATGACCATGGAGGAGGAATAGGAATGACTACAGTAGAGTTTCTGCGGGCCAGGTGGGACGAGGACGCGGAGTTCGAGGCCGGGACGGGTGAGTTGGCCGCCAAGCGGCTAATTCTGGAGCTGGTAGACCTAGTGTGGGACAATGGTGCGATGGCTCGACTGAACCTGGCCATCTGCTACTGGGCGGCTCGGTACTCCGCGCATGAGGACTACGACCCGTCGTGGGCTCCAGAGCTATGGGAGGGTGTAGTTAGCTCCGAACGGGTGATTGCGCAGTACCGATGGGAGAGGCCACCACCTGCTACGCGATCGTGGTGGGGTAGGCGGCAATGGCGTAGAATTTGGAGAGGGGACAAGCGTGAGTCCTGAAGCGACGGTTAGTCATGCTGAATTGGTATCCAAAGTGCGGGAGGTTCATGAGATTCAGTCATGGCACGGGAACTGGAACTATTCACCATATATGCGAGGCCTGTTCAACGGTCTGGAACTGGCAATGGCTATTCTGGAAGATCGTGAGCCGTCCTATAAGGATAGCCCGATTCTTCCTGATAGGTATCTTTGTGATCAACCGTCCTACGAGGGTGCGCCCATGAGCAACACTAGTCCCCTTATGAGGGCTAGGAATTTCGGAGCTGAGGGTGAGTAGCTAAAGGATCTTGCTCGTCGAGAGCTAGCTCGATTTGTCCATAGGATAGACCTATCTAGACTTAATACAGACGAGTAGAGACCAATCTCAAACACCACTACAAGCCCCTATGACACATCGAAGTCTAACTCAATCTAACAAGGAGGGTGCTTAGGACGTTATACCAGTAGATTGGGAGAAATCGTGTGAACACTGATGACTTATTTAGGCAGATGGAGGAAGACGAACTCCGAGATGGTGTCGAAGCAGCTAAGCAACAACCAACACTGGTAACGTTGACACCAATACAATACGCTAAGGCTCGTAACATTAGGCCGCAACGCGTCTATATGGCTTTCCGGAATGGTAAGTTGACACCAAACAAGTGTGCATGTGGACGTACAATCGTCAACGTGGACGAAGCTGATACATACTTCGGCTTCGACAAAGTTCCAGGAGATATGTACAGAGAGGAGGCGCGATGACGGATAAGAAGTTACAGCTGGTTGTGGAGTACCTTAACAACCAGACGAGGTACTATCCGGTCACACTCAAACGAGGTTGGCGACTTGACACCATACACAGGCAGATCATAGTTGGTATCGGAGTGCCACGTACGATGATCCCTCTCGACTCGGTAGCTGCGTACCACATCGAACAAGTCGAGAGGGACCCTACGTGGGTACCTGCACCCAGTTGTCTCCTTCCACACCGCTATGAAGATAAAGACTGGCGACCCCGCTTCCCTGTGCATGAACACCTACAATATCAGGAGGAGATGTGAGTAACAGCCCCTCATACACTCAGGAGCAGCTCGATCAAGTACTGGAGGACTTCAAACACCTTACCACTATGTGGAACACGTTCGTACTTGAGCAGACAGATACGTCTAATGGGCATATACATGCACCTCCGGCACTTGCGTACATCATGGAGTGCTTGCAGAAGGTGACAATTCCTTCGGATAGCTCCCTGCTAAAAGCATCTGATCGGGATCCCCACCAAATGGGGCAAGCGGAGTACATCCTTGCACTGTATGCGAGCCTAATGTTCCATTTCGGTCAGCACTGTTACAAGAATGGAATTATTATTGCCAACATGCTCCCCTGCATCTGTGGTGAACTAACAGTGCAAGACCTACTCAGTGACATCTTCAAGGAGGGAGAGGGTGAAGTTCATGAGTAGAACCAACCTTCGAACTTTGTACGATTTTCAAAGAGTTGGTGTTGAGAAGTTCGTAGAAGTAAGAGCTGCACTAAACGCTGATGACATGGGTCTTGGAAAAACCGTGCAAGCTATTGCTCTTGACAAGATCAAGAGGGAAAAAACCGAGTCAGATGAGCGACTCCTAACTCTCGCCATAGCGCCCCTGTCCGTGCTAGACGTGTGGGAAACACACTTTCGGAACTGGAATCCCAAGTTGCGAGTCTACACCATAGACTCAAAGAGCCGCAAAACGTTCGAGTACAACATCAAACGTGCTGCGGCAGGTAAGAGTGAATATGACGCATTCATCTGCCACTGGACAGCTTTGCGCCTAGTCGAGAGTTTGTGGAAGGTGCAGTGGTTCCACGTCATTGCTGACGAAGTGCATATGGCTAAGAACCGAAAGGCACAACAAACAGTTGGACTAAAGAAACTTCACACCAAGAACAAACTAGGACTTTCTGGTACGCCAGCCGATAACCGGCCAGACGACCTTTGGAGCATCCTCAACTGGCTATATCCTAACACATTTAGCAGCTTTTGGAAGTTCTACAACCACCACGTCATCATCAAGCACCACGATGAAATTGGTAGTTGCGGATGTTCTAATGGCCATCGTCGGCCTTACCGCGAAGTGGTCGGAACGGCTCACACAGAGGAGCTGCACAAGAAAATTGCGCCGTTCTACATTAGGCGTCTAAAAGAAGACGTACTAGATGACCTCCCCAACAAGTACTACGACCGTATCACAGTCGAATTGCCCTTACAACAACGTCGGGCGTACAACGAGATGGCTGAGTCAATGTTGGCCTGGGTTGGAGAACAGCAGGATCAGCCACTTGCAGCACCAATCGTCGTAGCACAACTAATTCGACTTCAGCAATTTGCCTGTGCGTATGCAGAGGTCGTGCAGATCAAGAAGAAGCAGCGCCAACTTGACGGGTCGTGGAAAACGATTTGGGTTAACGTGGTCCGTCTGACTGAACCATCGGTCAAACTGGACGCGGTTGTACAGATCCTTGAGAACAACCCAAACAACCCTCTTGTGGTCTTTGCTCAGAGCAAGCAGCTCATCAAGATGTTGGGTCACCGATTGAGTGCTAAAGGAATATCTGTAGGACTACTAACAGGTGACACACCACAAAACCAGCGAGGACCCCTGGAGAAGAATTTCCAGAAGGGTGAGATCCAAGTATTTGCCGGAACTATTAAGGCTGGTGGTCAAGGAATCACACTCACAAGAGCAAGTCGGGTAGTCTTCCTCGACCGAGTCTGGAGTCCGTCCATCAACAGGCAAGCAGAGGATAGACTCCACCGTATCGGTCAGAAGAGTGCTGTCCAGATTACGGATATCGTAGCGAGAGGCACCGTAGATCTTGGGCGTATGCAGCAGATTAGGAGGAAGTGGTCCTGGATCAAAGAGATCCTTGGTGATCCCAAGAATGTCCAGGATAAGTTTCTCGGTTTCGAAGACAGCGAACTGGAAGGAAATCATGGATAAGACAAAGATTGACGCACATATCAGTCGATACTTCATAGCCGTATACGGCAAAGACGTCGGCTTCCGTGCACCAGAAACATTTCCGAATCTAGTAGAGCGGTGGATGCTAGCCGTTGCTAGGGATGACGCAAGGACAGCCGAGCTCCTAATGAACGAGATCGAATCCTTTGCCAAGATGCGCCAGGCAGGGCACGGTAGACCCTAAGAAAGGTGCAGCTCATGAAGAACCGTAAAGAAATAATCAAAGGCCGCCTAGAGCAGCTCGAGCAGGAACTCGTCGAGTTGTCACGGTTCCCTGACGACAACTTCCCCGAAGGGGCCGTTATCAAGTTCGATAAGGTCTTCAGCTCTTGGGAGGAAGCACGCGCATATCCATCGTACGAGCAGTTTCGCACGTTGTATGATGCGCACAGGGCATATAACTACGCAGCCATTAAGGTGAATGGCTTGTGGTACACTACCGGTCCTAAGTCACCAAAGGGCTACAACTGGGACGATCTCACCGAATGGATGGGTAACGGTGTCAGGAAGATCGTAGTGATGCAGCCACACTCATCAATCATCCTTGATGGGTCCCATCCCATAAGGATCGGCCCAAAGGAGGAATTGCCCCTCGAACCTACAAAGGAACAGCCCCTACCCGAAGAAGGCGTCCCTACTAACAACTAATCCTGTTCTGTTCTGTTCTGAAAGGAAGAGTCATGGCTCGTAAGCGTTTGCCCGAGACTGAGGCGGCACTAGAAGTTAACTGCCCAGTCGAGTGGTGCCAAGCCATTCCAGGATGGCCCTGCGAAAGTAAGCACGGAAACGCAGTTCGTCCACACACTGCTCGACGTGTTAGAGCTGGAGTGAAGTCCAATAATGGGGCCTCTTCTCTCGCTGAGTCGGAAAAGCCCTCGAACGACATCGCCGACGCGGTAATGCTCCAGGTAACACGAGTTGCTGACATCAAGCAGCGGGCACGTGCTCAGGCGAGTACTGACGATCTGCTTCTCATGGTTGATGACCTAGCAAGTTCCCTGGCGACGGTACTCAGTCTCATCGGCCGTAAGGTCGACCAGACCAATGAGGAGCTCGAGACCTACAAGGATCGACTGGCGGAGATCCAGAAGATGGCGAACGGCATTCAGAGGGACGAGTAAGCACTCGTGCTCATACAATCCTCCACAGGGCTTTGGACTTTGCCTGGTGCAATAACTGAACTAGGCAAACCTAGAGCCCCTGTGGAGGTTTGTATGAGCATGAAGACTGATAGAGAGGAGCGAGTGGATGGCGTTGACACACACGCACACCAAGACCTACGTGCACGTCTACGTCGTGGCGAAGGAGATGGTGATTGATAGAGCAGGACACGAGCAATACGACATCCTCGGTGTCACTCAGACGCAGGAGAAGGGGAAGGAGCTGTGCGAGGATGACTACCGTCGTGGGTGGCCTTCGGCCGCTGGGCTGATGTGGGACGGAGACGACAAGCAGCTCTGGAGTGTTGGGAGCATGTTGCTAGCTCCGATCTACTACATCCACCGGACACGGCTTCATGAGGAGGAGCGAGCGCGATGACTGATGAGGGCAAGCGCTACCTCTACCTGGCAACCGAAGAGGCAACCTTGAACCTAGGTCTCGGTGTCGCGAGGGACACCAAGTACTTAGGGGTTGCGCACACGCTGAAGGCCGCGGTGCAAGCGTGCGAGGATACGCTGGAGCACGGACACAGGTGGCCGGCGGACGCGCGACCGGAACGAGCTAGTGGAACGGTCGGCGAGGAGTGGCGGTGCTACCACCCAGACAAGCTCAACGTCCAGTTCAGGATCCGCAAGGTGATCATCATTGACCCCGAAGCAACGGCGATCGTGACGAAGGCGTACCGTTACCCCGCCAAGGACGAGATATCCGATCGCTTCTACCCTCGTGACTATCCACGCTATGACTAGAAGGAGTGAGTGCGATGATATGCGAGTCATGTAAGGCTGCTGGACAGTTAGCGCATCTTGATGGTGATTACGATAGGCACGAGCTGGCTCGGTTGCACACCCAGTGCAAAGGTGGAACACACTGTACTTGCCAACATAGACTGACGCGTAAACTACCCGACGGAACACTCGCGGATATAGGTTCTAACTACGAATCGAGGTTACCGGGATGAATCCGGAGTGGTCATGGAACGTAGCTGTAACCGACGAGCAACTGGCGACTATGACGCAGCAGTACACACAAACGCGTCAAGGCGTTTTCATTTGTCACCTAGCTTTTGAAGAGATTAACACACAGGTTAGGAAAGGACGTGCTTGGTGTAAGTGTATCGATTGTGGAAATCCTTATCCATATGATAGGGAGGGTGCTAGTGGTGAGTTTTGTTCTGAAGCCTGCGAAGCCAAGTCACTTGCCTACGAATATCCCTATTCTCCCTTTGTGTACTCGAGAGGATGGTGAGTATGACGCATAGTCAGAATATAGAATCTGTTCTAGAAATTCTCAAGGACAACCCTCAAGAGGACCGAAGGTGTGTTGTACCTCCCATTGGATGTGGTCGACTTATCGTCGATGATTACACATCTTGGGATGTGCTTGTTAAGGAACAATATTCCATAAGCGGTCTTTGTGATAAGTGTCAGGAGAAGTGATGGCACGGTATGTTCTGTTAGAGTTTGATGACAGCAAGCAAGCCGATCTGTTCACTGTTGCCATTGGGCAGGCTGGAGGGGTATTCTTCTCTAGCGATAGCGGAACCGGAGCTGGTGCTTACGGCTATATTGACCCCACTAAGGTACGAGCACGAGCCGTTTTCGCTAAGCCTACAGGATTTTGCGAGTGCGCAACGTTGAGTGACAACTCAAGTAGGGGTAAGAAGTGGGGGTGGTACGTGTGCGTTAAGTGTAAGAAGCCTCGAGAGGGTCAATGGCAACACCCACGCAACCTCCTAGATCCCATTGATATCCCTACAACACAGCGACAGTTATATCTCGGTGTCATAGAGCCTGAGCTACCTCCAGGTACCAAGCTTGGGCCCTACACGCAGAGGAGACGCTAGTGTCGATTATCGTGCAACATCTTAAGCCTGGCATGTTCATCAAGTCCTGCGACGTGGAGGCTATGGTTATTGCCTTGGTCCCTAATCATCCTGTCTGGCCTCACCTGTCGCTAGTCATCTGGAAGATGACCAAGAAGTCCCACCCAACAGATCCTGACTATAGCTTCGATGCGCTGAATCCGAATCAAGTTGTAGGAACTGTTGTATATCCTAACGACGACGACGTTGAACGTCGAGATAGATGGCGAGATACGATAGTCGGAAAATTCTGAGGTTAGGTGTGTGATGAGCCGAGGGGCGGTCTCGCCGTTAGGAAGAACCAGGCGCATGAGCCTACGAACGGTATCGGGTCTCTTTGGAACAGGATGTTCCTGGTCACCGCCCCTCACTATGTCGACAATAAAACCTTAGATAGGTGTGTGACTTTAAGGATCTTGAGATCGACCCCTTGAGGTCCTACTAGGGTTTACTATATAATAGAAATAGCACAAGAAGGAGGAGGTGTTCACCATTTTCCCCCCGGTTGCTGACGAGTCTGTCGGAGTTAATGAGTTAATCCGATTGAAACTCGTCCACAGTATTCATACGTCGGAGCGTATGTCTTTTCGTGGTTGTCGTAGGCGACATCAGTGGACCTTTGTTGAGGGTTACTACCCTTTGGTGACCCCCAAGCCGCTTGAATTCGGTGCAGCCTTCCACATCGGTATGGAAACGTACTATAACCCGAAGACTTGGCACGACAAGGCTACGGCAGCAGCCCTTGCGCAAGCTGCATTTGTTCGTGCTTGCAAAGAGCAATATAATGCATATGTCAAGCTTAATCAGGGGAATGTCAATCCCGAGGCTAGGACTGATTACGCAGAACGAATTGAGCTTGGCAAGGGCATGCTCAAGTACTACACTACCTGGATCTCTCCGCAGTACGATACCAACTTCAAACCCGTCAAGGTTGAGATATCCTTTGAGGTCCCGATTAGGGATCCCGAAGGCAACTACATGTACTGCAAGTGTGGTCGATGCTGGCATCGCTGGACATCCTCTGACCATGGCCGTGAGTATATTCGCTCGACTATGGAGGCCTGTAAGACTTGTACTACCGAACGGGATGAGGAAGGCTGGCGGGAAGGGCACTGGGTAGGACTTCCTGTCACCTACGGTGGTCGCATCGATATGCTAGCTGAGGACGAGGAGGGTCGCTATTGGGTCTTCGACTGGAAGACGGCTGCGCGGATGGCTGGCACACCTATGGATGAATCTCCGTATGCCGATGACGAGTTTATGCTACTCGATGATCAGATCACCTCATACTGTTGGGCGCTCTGGACATTAGGGCTTCAAGTTGCAGGGTTCGTGTATGCGCAAATCAAAAAAGCGGTGCCAGTTGAGCCTGAACCTAACAAGACCATACGGCTTGGTCGACTGTATTCCGTCAACAGGCAGCAACCTACTACGTACGCGATGTACAAGCAAACTGTGGCCGAGAACGATACCAATGCGTACGAAGAGGGTTTGTACGACAACTTCCTCGAGTTCCTAAAGAGCTCTGAGGGTCCACGTTTCCACATTCGCCACCAAATCTTCAGGTCGGAGACTGAACTTCGAAACGCTGGCTTTAACATCTGGCAAGAAGCTTGTGACATGCTTGATCCGAAGTTACGTATTTATCCGTCTCCAGGAAGGTTTGCCTGCAACTTTTGCGCCTTCAAGGAACCTTGTCTGGCCAAGAATAAAGGCGAAGACTACCAGTACACGCTCAACACTCTGTACGAAAAGCGTGACCGTCACTACTGGGAAATCAAACCAAGCACTGACAGTCGAGGAGGACGATGATGGCAAAGAAGGTGTGGTACAAGACGCGTGTTGAGAAAAACCTTGCTGAGATGCGACGCTGTCAATTGGTGGCAGAAGGGTCTCGTGACCTAGTATTTGCCATCCGCGCAGCAACCGCCCGCGATCGTAATCGTTCGGGAGTCGAATTGGACCTCGACTGCCTAGCTGATCCGGAGTACAAAGCGGCCATTGCTGACAACCAGTGGTATATGCAGCAGACAATCATGTATGCTAATACAGCACAGACTGAAATGCGGCTACTGGCGCTGGAACGCTCCAACGTTATTCCTTTCCAACGTAAAAAGGACACCGTCGAGGATTTGTTGAATAGTGTTTACCCTCTTCGATAAGGAGTCTCTCGTTGACAACAGAAGTTCTAACTCCCAATTCCTTTGCAGGCCTTACTGTTGGTAAGGCACAGATCCAAACGCCCAACATCAGTCTCCTTATCTATGGTCGGTCCTCGGTGGGTAAGACTACCTTAGCTGGGTCTGCTGATGCTGTTCCTGAGATGCGTAAGGTACTAGTTATCGATGCAGAATCAGGTACACTGGCTTTAAGAAAGACCAACTACAATGTTGACGTGATCAAGATAACTTCTTGGGAACAAATCAAGGAGATATACGCAGCGTTGTACGCTGGTGGCCATGGGTACAATACAGTCATCTTGGACTCACTCACGGAGATCCAGGAACTCAATATGGCTTACATCATGCATACGATGAAGGATGACCCTGACAACGTCGAGAGAGACCCAGACATACCAGGGTGGCACGAATGGAACAAGAGCGGAAAGCATATTAAACAGCTCATCCGCTTGTTCCGCGATCTCCCAATCAACGTCATTTTCACCGCTCTGATGAAAGAAGATAAGGACAACAAGACCGGCGTCGTTATGAAGCTACCTGATTTGCCTGGTAAATTGGCTCATAAGGTGGCTGCACTATTCGATATCGTCTTGTACTACACCATTGTCGAGAGAGAGGAGGGCGGCTCCGTCCGTGTATTGGCATCGCAGGCTGGCAGTAATACGGTTGCCAAGAACCGTGGGTCGGATGATCTCCCAGCCATATTGGAGATTCCCCATCCCAATGAGGCCTCTGCGTTGTCTATCATCTACCCAAAAATTGTTGGGGCAATTGCGAGTTCTCTTACCAACGATGCCGAGAGGCGCCGTCTCGTGGCTATTGAGAGGGAACGGGCATCTGAGGAAGACGGTATCCTCGCGTAGTTTGGTTCTGTTCTGTTTACAACCGAGTTAGGAGTTAGCTGTGGATGACGGCATTCGCGTTAACATGACAGGCAAGGAAGGCAAGAGTCAGACCCTCGATCCGCTACCCGGTGGTAAGTTCCTGATGGCGATCACAGACTGTGACATAGAGCAGATCAAGCCTGGCGGACAAGCCAAGAAGGAGAACGTTGGCAAGCCAATGTTTGCCATTGAGCTCACTGTCCAGGATGGCGATTTCGAGAATCGCAAGGCATGGACTCGTGTCATGCTGTTCGATGGAGCCCTATACACCATCTCGCAGATGCTTAAGGCTCAAGGCGTAGCAGTCACCGAGATGGGTGATAAGGCCGAGTTCCAGGTCGAAGGATACGCTAAGAACGTCATTCCTGGCGCTGCGTGGTGGATGGGCAAACTGTTCGTTGTCCGCCTCAAGTTTGTAGCCAAGAGTAAGGGCAAGGACGGTAAGGAGTACGACGATCGAAACGAGGTAAAAGGTTTTCAATCCCCCAAGGACTGGAAGCCTGGTACCAGCCCTAAGAAGGCTTCCGCAACCACCTCTGTCGGCCAATCTCTCCTCCCGTAATAAGACGTGGCAGCGGTAGCGAGTGAACGAGGCCAACGCTCTCAAGAAGTCGTTGGATAGCAACCAGTTACCGCTGCCACCTAGTCGTGGTAGGGCCGACGAGGTTACGAAAGCAAGCGCTGCGTGCAGGCCTAGTAATCTGATTTTGTCAGAGAAGAGCCGACCGATCCGAGTAGGCCACTCGGGAAGTTTGTGAGTAGTGCTCAGATTCGAGGTTCGGCCCTACCACCCCATAACCCTTCAATAGCTCCATCCCCCGGAGGTCTCGTGGTCGATCGCCGTGAAGGCTTCTTCAAGCTGCTCCTCTCCACTGTTGGTGGGCATGTGTGCATTGCTACGAGGACGCCAGGTACCCACAAATTCGTCGAGCGCTTCTTCTACTGGCCTGACCAAGTAGATGAGATGCTTGCGTACGTTGAGAAGGTGCGCGAAGGTAACAACACCTACTTCTGTCCACAATTACTAGGCGACACTGACTTTCGGCGCGAAAGCGACGGAAAAGGTCCACGAGTCAAGGAAAACGTCATAGCATGTACCTGTCTCTGGGCAGATCTGGATACATGCAGCCCGGAGAAGCTACTCGTTAGACCGTCAATTGTGTTAGAAAGTTCTTATGGTAGGTACCAAAGCTTTTGGGTACTCGATAATTCCATGTCACCAACCCAGGCAGAAGACATTACCAGACGAATTACCTACCATCACGTACCTGACGGCGCTGATAAGTCCGGATGGGACCTAACTCAGCTCATGCGAGTTCCTTTAACAAAGAACTACAACCATGAAGGCAATCCAACCGTCCGCGTTGAAGATGTCTACAATGCGAGATACCGCTCAGACGACTTTCAGGTGTACCCCGCCGCTTCGAAGAGAACAGGCGGAGGCATACCAATGCCTGATAAGGAACAAGTTCCGGTTATCGACAATCCCGTAGAATTCCTTCAAGATCGTCGTAAGCGGATCAACAGTGACGTTTTTCGCCTCTTTAGCGATGAACCCACGGAGAATTCGTGGAGTGAACCACTATGGAGACTGATGATGTTACTGTTTGAAGGTGGTCTATCACGCGAGGAAGTCCTCGCTATCGTTCAACGAGCCGCTTGTAACAAATATGGTAGGGATGGTAGACCAGAAAGACATCTGTGGGATGACATATGTCGTGCGTACATTAAGCACATGGAGAACACCAAAGCAGTTGTTGTTCCAGAACTCGAATCGGTAGAACTACTCGACGAGGAGGAACTTATACGAGTCAGAGCACATTACACATTTGTTGAAAGGTACGTCGCGTGGGCTACAGGGCTAGGAGACGCCGCTCCGCAATACCACCAAGCGGGCGCATTTACGATCTTGAGCGCAATCCTGTCTGGGAGAGTCTCGCTTCCTACCTCATTCGGAAATATGATACCCAACCTGTGGTTCATGCTCCTCGCGGACACGACATTGACGAGGAAGAGCACAGCGATGGACATCGCCATGGACCTACTACTGGATATTGATTCGGACGTTATCATGGCGACCGATGGTTCAATCGAAGGTCTTCTACAAGGGTTGTCAACACGCCCAGGAAGACCTTCAATTTTCCTGCGTGATGAGTTCTCCGGTCTGCTAGAGTCTATGACCAAGAAGGACTACATGGCAGGTATGGCTGAGATGTTCACTAAATTATACGATGGCAAGTTTCAAAAGCGACTCTTGCGAAAGGATCCAGTCGAAATCCGCGAGCCTGTCCTGATCCTGTTCACAGGTGGAATTCGCAACAGAGTACAGCAACTGCTATCACTCGATCATGTGTCATCAGGCTTTATCCCTCGATTCGTCTTCCTGACAGCTGAATCAGACATCAGTCGAGTTAAGCCTCTTGGGCCACCGGTCGTAAGAGACAGGGAAGCTCGAGAAGAACTCCTGACAGAAGTACGTTCGTTGTACCTTCACTACACCCAAACCGTGAATATCAATGTCGAAGGTACGAGCATTCACATAGCACCACCTAGAAAGTGGTCCGCTCAGCTAACACCTGAGGCATGGGCACGGTTCAACAAGTTGGAGGGGGTGTTAAATGATGCTGGAATGAAATCGGACAGACCTGACTTAATCACTCCGGTATACTCACGTTTAGCTATCTCCACACTGAAAGCTGCAACTTTGCTAGCAGCCTCCGAAACGCGCGAAGATGTTGTAGCAGTCGATGAGATTCACATACTCCACGCTATCTCTTTCGCAACTAGATGGCGAGGTTACGCTATCGATGTTATCAATGGTGTTGGCAAAACACAAAGCGAGCGAGACATCGAAAGAGTGTATGCCTCCATTCGTAAGAGTCCTGGTGTGAGTAGATCATCACTTATGCAGAGCTACCACCTTACGGCTCGCACTGCTGACTCTATATTCCAGACACTCGAGCAGAGAGGAATGATAACGGGCAATAAATTCGGGAAGGGAACGACATACAGCCCAGTGGAAGGGGAGTTGGAATGAGTAAAAGTATTGCAGTAGTATCAGGCGGTCTTGATAGCACCACCATGATCTACCACCTTCGTGAGGAGGGTCATGAGCTTCACTTGCTGTCCTTCGACTATGGACAGCGACACAAGAAGGAACTCAAGTTCGCCAGCATCATCGCTCGCAACTTAGGACTGCGCCACGACATCATCGACCTCACGGGTATCACCCACCTGATTAGCAATAGCGCCCTTACCTCCCACAATATGTGTTGTTATTCAACCAAGGAGGAGTGCGACGCTAACGGTGGATGTGCCACGATCGAGGTCCCGGAGGGGCACTATGCCGAAGATACCATGAAGCTGACGGTGGTCCCCAACCGTAACATGATTATGCTTTCGATTGCAGCCGGCATCGCAGTCAACGAGAAAGCTGACTACGTCGCCACTGCTGTCCATGCTGGCGATCATGATATCTACCCAGATTGTAGGCCTGCATTCATCGAGGCGGCGAACCGTGCGACTGTAGTTGGTAACGAAGGTCTTGGAATCTTTTCCGATTTTACTAGATTCTTCAATGCCAGAAGCAACATGCACCCATTCATCGATGCACCTTTCATACACTGGACCAAAACGGACATAGCTTTTCGCGCATTCGAGCTGAACGTTCCTCTACACATGACATGGAGCTGTTACAAAGGTAACGAGAAGCATTGCGGCCGCTGTGGGACTTGTGTTGAACGCCTCGAAGCTATCAGCGCAGCCCAAGACATGATTCGCGCTCAGGGCTTCGCTATTGGCGGAACCGAATACATGGATCAAACAGAGTATGAAGATAACGAGTACTGGAAGACGGTGATAGTACATGAAGCGCGCAGTCGTCACGCTTAGGGTTGAAGACGTCGAAAAGTTCCTTGACCTACCCGAAGGGGTGAGCATCGCCGGGCTACGCGACAACTGGCAAATGCTGGGTATTGACGCACTACTTGAGGGTTCAAATCTTCCTGTGGAAGAACACGTTCCAGGCGCTGAGCCTCCCCATTTGCACCTAATTCGACATACTGCTGTTCGACTGACATTGGAGATGAAGACGCAGTGAAAACAGAAGAGAATCCCCTAAGCAGTGCGCAGCAAGTGCGAGCAGCTGCTTTGCGTGAGGCACGGGCTGTAATGGGTGACAAAACACCATTCACCAGTAGTGCCATAAATCCGATAGATCTCGTCGAGGTAGCTCAATGGATTGTGGATGGGCACAACACCTGGACAGATGCCCCCGCGGTTGTTTCACCAACATCATGAGTGGTAGGTGAAGAAGTGACATTCATTGCTGTACGGCATAACATAGAAGTGGCACATCGCCTCTATGAACTACCAGGCAAGTGCCAAAACATCCACGGCCACTCGATGTTGATAGAGATGCAATTGCATGGATATCCTAACAAGCATGGCGTACTGGAGGATCTACCCTTTGGAGACGTCAAAAAGAGGTTCCGTGCTCATCTAGACGAAGTCTTCGATCACCACCTACTCTTGAACGAGAACGATCCTTGGGCACACCCTCTAGCCCCAATTGGAGCGCCTATTGCTGACTATCGAATGTTGCCAGGGCTTGTAGTAATGCCAAACGATCCCACTACAGAAAATCTTGCTAGGTGGATCGCTGAGTGGTCCATTAACGAATTCAACCTACACGTAGAAGTTACCGTCGATGAGACTGGTACCAATTCAGCTGGCTATATGATGGCCCCCAGAATCGGAGACTAGCATGAACCTAAGGAAAATTGCCCTAGAACATCCAACGCGACCTAAGTACAATCCCACCATTCAGCTTGAGGGTCGTCCTATATACGGAACTACTGATCTGGGCGCGACAATTCTTATAGCTGTTGCTCCCAAAGAATACCACTATATGGTAGCATCAGCTATCGCAGCGTGGTATAACTGCAAACTCGAAGGCGAGCCAACCATCACCTGAATAGCCCTCTGGGGGAGGACTGATGCGCGTATCGGAAGTCTATAGATCAATACAGGGAGAAGGGCCGAAAGTAGGATTACCCACAACTTTCCTTCGCTTTGCAGGTTGCAACTTGAGGTGTCCTAGTTGGCCTTGTGATACGCCTCATGCTATCTTTCCTGAGGAGTACAGGAAGGAGTGGACAACGGTGTCGCCAGAAGAACTCGCCAACGAGGTCATCACAATATCCGCACCCGGAGAAAATATCTGCTTTACGGGTGGTGAGCCTTTTCTCCAGCACAACGCACAACTGAAATGGTTGACAGACCACCTGCAAATTGCTGATCGCGGTCTCGAATGCTTTAGCAACGGAACACTCGTTATTCCAGAGTGGGCCTTCGAAAAGATCGACTTCGTCATCGACTGGAAACTACCAGGCAGCGGAGAGATAAACTTCAATGCCGAAATCTTCCTAGCAAACCTCCACAGGGCGCTTGGGAGTTGGCAGGGTGCAAAGAGGCACTCACTTAAGTTTACTGTAGCCAGCTTCGACGACTTTGTCAAAGCTGTCGAACGACTCGATGCTAACAAGAAGCTAGAAGAGCTACAAGTCTTCGTCGGTCCGGTTTGGGGTAAGGTTGAACCTCGCGAGGTTGCTAGGTGGATACTCGAGTGGTACGATCTTGACTGGCGACTCAACCTCCAAACACACAAGTACATCTGGAATCCGGATGCGAGGAGGACGTAGGCAAAGTCAGAGGCCCTGTGGAAGCCTTGCGGACAACCTAGACAGATTCGCAGATAGGAGTAGGTGAATGAAGAAGCGTTATGTGATAACACGTAACCAGGCACCGTCTGTTGGCGCAAACGGCATTTCCAATGCGCGCCTGACTGATCAAGAGGTCGAGGAGCTCCGTAAGCAGGGGGCTCAGGTAGATCTGCGTAAGGATCTGGAAGTGGTACCCAATCGTGCAATGCTGCGAGCTCAAGGTTATGGTAAAAAGCCTGCACGTCGTAGGCGTACACGTAAGAGTAATGTGTTCACGACCATGGAGCAGCACTTTCGCCCTAACGGACTTACTCGAGGTAAGAAGCAGGTGTATCGCTTCCCGATTCCTCAGGGGATGTTTAGTAAGCAGGATCGAGCATGAGTATGCCCTCTCCGTCCTCCTACACTAGGCAGCAAGAGGTTGAACTCAACTGGACGGCTTCCCTACTGGAGACTTACGCAGGACTCACGGATGGTGATGAGCATAGTAATGAAACACCTCGTCGGTTTCTGGATATGCTGAACGAGCTGACTGCACACAGACGCGACAAGTGTAATGGTGACTGTATGAAGTTCAAAACGTTCCTAAATGACGGTATGGACGAGATGATTGTTGTGCAGGGTATTCCGTTCGTATCCGTGTGCAATCATCACATTATACCGTTTATGGGCTTTGCCCATGTTGCGTATGTGCCTAACGAGAAGATAGCTGGCTTGAGTAAGTTCGCTCGCGTAGTGGATCACTTCGCACGTTCATTGCAGATACAAGAACGTCTCACAGCGCAAATCGCCGATTATCTGCAAGAGATGCTTCGGCCTCGCGGCGTGGGAGTTGTTCTAAGGGCGGAGCACCTTTGTATGACCATTCGGGGTGTACAGAAGCCAGGCGCCGTGACTACTACAGCGTCCATGCAGGGCGTATTCAGCGATCACACTAGGACAGCTAAGTCTGAGTTTATGCTCTACCTAAACGGGTCCCATCAGTAAAGTAGTACCAAGAGTGTAGGGGAGTGCAGTATGGATCTTAAGGAGATAGTTCGTCAGTGTCGAGGTGATAGTAAACGTTGGTTTCCTAACAATTGGAATAACAATACGGAAGCTGATGTTGCTTTCCACATCCTTGCTACTGCAGGCGAGGCAGGGGAGTTAGCAAACCAAATGAAGAAAGTCCTGCGTGGAGATATCTCCTTCGAAGAAGCTAAATCAAGCATCTCCGAAGAAGCTATTGACGTTTTCATCTATCTTTGCAACATCTTCGCACTGCTCGAGGTCGATCCTGTCAAGCTCTATGCAATCAAGAGGAGACGGAATGAACAGCGGTTCGGCAATCGACCCAGTGGTGCTGCAGCAACTCTCTAATGAGTTTGATGCGATTTGTATGGAGCGGCACCTCATGGGTGCTGAGAAGTATGGTGAAGGTACCTACCTAGGTGTCGATACTTTGCAGATGGCGCTAGAGGAGATTGCGGACCTTGCAAACTATGCAAGGTACACGTTCATCAAGATTCGCTTAATGCAGGAGAACTTTAACATCGACAGTTCAGCAGTACAACCAGTTCCAAAGCCTAGGTCAGGGTTCTTTAGTTACAGAAAGGACCAGAAATGAGGGTGGCTCTTATTCCCCCGCGTGGATTGGAGAACTACGCACTACGATCGAGGTTTCACTTAGCCTTGGCGATTCCGACATTGCTAACGAGACAGACATATGGAGGCATGTATAAGCGTGCCGCCAAGCTTGGTGACTATGTAGTCATGGATAATGGTGCTAACGAAGGGCAACGAGCAACTGGGCAACTACTATGTGACTTAGCTACAAACTTCGGATGTCAAGAAGTGGTTCTCCCTGATGTGTTGTACGACAAATACGGTACTATTATGGGTGCTAAGGTTTACTTGATGGGTGGGTACGGGGGACTGGGCCTCAGGAAGATGGCAGTCCTTCAGGGTAAGGACCCGACTGATCTGAAGAGCTGTGCTATCAGATTTGCCGATATACCTCAGATAACTGTGGTCGGAATTCCGCGTCATAGCATCGTGACGATGAATCGTCCAGCCGTACGGATTGAAATAGCAAATTGGATAGAAGACCGCTTTCCGAAACGGTTTAAGATCCACCTCTTGGGTACGAATTCTGCCTACCTAGGCGAAGTATCAGCAGCCCAAAAGTACGCCCCACACATTCGGTCTGTAGATACTTCAATGCCTTTTAATTATGCTATAGCCCACCGATCTTTGACCAGAGTTACCGACACTGTAATACGCCCAGAGCGGTATTTCACAGACGATTGGTCGGGCCGTATTGACGTTAACCTTCTCCGCGACAATATTGACACCCTAATGGAGTGGGCTGGTGAAGTTGGTAGAGAGGAAGCACGCGTGGGCACAATGCGAACAGTGCCCACTAGCTGAAGATGGGCGATTTGTCCCTTCTGAGATACCTACAAATCCTCGTTTAGTCGTAGTAGGTGAGGCACCAGGTTTTGAGGAGGTTAAGTACGGAAGACCTTTCATTGGACCTTCGGGACAATTACTAGATCAGGTACTGAAGCACCATGGGTACGAACGAGAAGAGGTAATGTACACAAATGCTGCGCTTTGTCGGCCTTCGAATAATACGACTCCTCCTAAGGCTGCAATTCGTGCATGTAGAGAACGTCTACTTCGTGAGATTATCGGCTCGGGAGTACAAGACATACTTGCGCTTGGTGGGACGGCATCAGCTACTGTCATTGACGATAGAAGGCTTATTACCACCCTTCGAATGGGTCCACCCAAGTCGCCTACGGACGACTTTTTACGACTCTCAAAACATATCGAGGGTGGGAATGGAGGTCCTACGCGGGTTGTCGCGTCCTGGCATCCGGCATACGCTCTCCGCAACAGTGACGCTTTCCCCTCACTCGTCGCCGACGTAGGAAAGCTGAAGGGCGTAAAAACGGACATTTGGCAACCACCTGACTGGAAGTACTTTGAGAATCCTGTTGACGCTCAAACTGTGCTTACGCAGATCATGGCCTGGCAAGATCTGCATCAGTCTTACGAACTCGTTGTCGACATTGAAACGGGTATTGATAAAGACAATAGTTATGACCACCCAAATGAGTACGATCTTCTCTGTGTAGGACTAGGATATACTAAAGGCAAGGTGGTCGTTATTGGATATGACCCTTGCCACGCTAAGAGTGTACTAGACCTACTCAAAAAGCTTTTTCGCAGGTCTAAGCTTATTGCCCAGAACGGTAAATTCGACCTCGCGGGGCTATATCCCCATTTAGGTCCCCTCGAGTTGTGGTTCGATACAATGCTGGCTAGTTACTGTTTGGACGAGCGTCCTGGAAATCATAAGCTCAAGACTTTAGGCCTCGAACTCCTAGGGACCCCTGAATGGGAACATGAAATACTTAGGTTCATACCTAGAGGCGGTAACTACGCAAACATCCCTCGACCCGTTCTCTACAAGTATAATGCCTACGATGTGGCAGTAACATGGGACTTGAAGGAGCTCTTCACTCCGAAACTTGACACTCCTCGTCGCCCTGATGATTGGCCTTATCAGGACAGGCCGTTCAAATCGCTTAGGGACCTGCACGACTTCTTAGTCAGAGCATCAAATCAGCTCATGTTCTTGGAGCTCAACGGTTTAACTATCGATCGCGCATACCAAAACAAACTTCGGGAGATCTTTGGGGTTCGACTCGGAACCCTCGAAAGCCGTCTAACGGAAATTGCTGGTTACGAGCTCAACCCACGTAGTCCTAAACAGCTCAAGGAGTATTTCGCCGAACAGAAAATCATGTTAGACTCCACTAACAAGGACACGTTAGAACAACTTCTGGAGATCCTACGTAAGCGGGACGACACAACTAGCGACACCGTTCAATTCATTGAGACACTCCTCGTACACAGACGACAACAAAAACTCTCTTCAACTTACGTTGAAGGAATTAGGAAGCGTATGTATCGAGGTAGGGTATACTCCACCTACCTTCTTCACGGATCAACCTCTGGACGACTTACTAGTCGCAATCCGAATCTTCAGAACATTGATCGCGATAGGGATATTCGTAGGCAGTTTGCCGTTGCAAAGCCTGAGAATATCTTTGTACACACCGATTTCAAGCAAGCTGAGGGTCGAGTTATTGCCTACCTAGCCCAGGATGAGTATCTACGGGAGGTATTTAATAACCCAAAGATCGACATCTTTGACGAACTATCCAATCAGTTGTACGGTGTGGGCAATTGGAGGAAAGAAGTTGAGCGGATTAGGACAAAAGCCTTCTTCTATGGCCTCTCCTACGGGCGAGAAGCATACTCAATCGCCATGGAGTTCGGACTGTCTGTGTCTGAAGCCGAACGACGTATGCAGGAGTTCCTGTCCCTTATTCCTGCTACAGCGGCATGGCAGAAGGCGACTAGGGATGAAGTCTTGGCGGGGAAGGACCTCATCACACCTTTCGGACGCCGCCGCCGGTTCTGGCTAATTACAGAGCATAATAAGAAGGATATTCTAAACGAGGCTTTATCCTTCCTCCCACAGTCAACATCTTCTGATATATGCCTCGATGCTCTTATACATATCCGACCACGACTTCGAGGCATTGGATTTGTCCGACTCACAATTCATGATGCCCTAGTCGCAGAGTGTCACGAGAGTCGTAGAGAAGAAGTAACTAACATCATGATCGAGGAGATGATGGCTGCTGGAGAGCGTTTTACTAATTATGTACCATTTCCAGTTGATGTGTCATACGGCAAGACATGGGGAGATTTGTGATGAAGGATAAGATCCTATCCAAGCTACTGGACATCCCTCTCTGGGTGGTCAACAAGATGATAGATCTCGTCGACCGTTGGAACACAAGGAAACGACCATGACTACTAAGTTGACACAGATGTACGATGCCCTCCACTCGCGCCTCGTTATTCGAATTCAAAATAGTGAGGGGATCTACGTAGAAGACTTTGTTACGGACGAGATGCGCAGTAATTGGCCACAAAACTTCGAGCTGCTACTTCAAGCCCAAACGAAGTTTCTACAAGGCCTATGTGATTCCTGGTCTGATAGAACAGGAGAACACATCCTACTCATAGCACCGAAGCACGAGGGGCAGGAATGGGGAATTGAATTCGACTATCTCGAGGGTGAGGTAGTTGGAGAGAGGTGGGAAGATGGCTCGTGGAAGGAAATCAGTAATAGGTGACACGAATGTCGCCAAGAACGGATACCACTACATACGAACCGATACGGGCTGGCGACTTACTCATCATGTTATTGCCGAGGAGAAGCTAGGTAGGGAAATTAAATATGGTGAAACTGTTCGATTCGTAGATGGTAATCGCGACAACCTAACACCAGAAAACGTCACCGTTGTCCCAGTGAGAAGTTCCCTACGTGGAAGGATTGCTAAGATTGAAGCGCAAATTATGGAGCTAGAAGGTGAACGCGATCGACTCAAAGCCAAGTTAGCAATGCAAAACGGTCAAATCAAGTGAGGGGAAAGGTACATGCATAAGTACTTCTACGACACCGAGTTCCTTGATGATGGTAAGACCATCAACATGATCTCGATCGGGATTGTGTGCGACGACGGCAGAGAGTACTACGCCATCAATCATGATGCACCTTGGGATAGCATTCGTCACCACAAGTGGCTCTGCGAGAACGTCGTACCGCACCTTCCCTTGCGTTGGCTTGACGGCAAGCCCGGAGGAAAGGTCACCAAGGTGGCAGCTAGCAACTACGACCGTTGGAACTTTAGTCTCGACTTCACTGATACTCTGTACAAGCCTAGGTACCTCATCGCCAACGAGGTACGAGACTTCATCACTCACCACTCTAGCAACTGGAGGGACAACGCACTCTGGGTTAACTATGGCGCCTACGATCACGTTGTTTTGGCCCAACTCTGGGGGTCCATGACCGGCTTGCCAGCAGGTATCCCTATGTTCTCGCGCGACCTACAGCAACTCTGGTGGGACGCCGGATGCCCCGAAAAGCCTCCGCAGCCAAAGGACGATCATCACGCATTGGCTGATGCTAAGTATAACATGGCACTCTGGCAAACTTGCGTAGCCTTCAAGTGAAGGGGGAGAAGCACATATGTTTGTAATCATCTCGGGTAGGCAGGGCGGTAAGACGGACACTGTGGTCAGGTGGCTTATCGAAGATCCCGAGCGCAGGATTGCACTAGTTGCAAGTGAGAGCCGGAAAAGGTCCCTCCTCAACCGCGTTTTGCTGCTCTCTCCGAGCAGTATCACAAAGAGCTTCTGGCAGGACCGTATCAGAGTCGCTAGTGAACTACTAGGCGGCGGCAGCGGGTTTCGGGGGAGGGGGCCGCACCAGATAGGCATTGACGACTTAGAAGATGTCTTAGGGGTCCTACTAAGCTTCGTTACCGGAGGTATTCTTGAGCTGGTTACTATGACTGCCACACCCATTATCCTTCCAGTAACTGCAGGAACTGAGGGGGAGGAGAAGAGAGGCACACCGCTGCGGCGAGAAGGGACGAATTTACAAGAGAAAAGATCTTGATCTTCTTGCTTGAGAGCGATTTGTCAAGCTGTTTAACCTATATCTAAGCTAGCTAGACAAGTAGAGACTCTCCCTAAACCCCACTACAAGCCCCTATGACACAGCGTAGCTAGACTTAGAATGAGGCTTGATCATAACTATGAGTGCCAGGGGTTGTGTGATTCGAAGCTTCCACAGGGCCCCTTTGAATGTTGACTAGTCAAAGAAGGAGAGACAGTTGGTTATAATTTGCACTAGTGGAGGATCGCTATGAACCTTGTCAGGTTGATTTGGTGTGGGCTCACGACTGTATGGGATTGGATTAAAAACAACTTGTGTCTACTAGGTATAGGCTACCTTGCCATAATCGTTATCCTAGCACTAGCTTCAAGTGATTGTTAGTGGCAAACTTGAAGGAGGAGTACTGGTGGACCTACCAACTGTGCTGGCGTTAGATACGGGTGGTACTACTGGCTACTGTTGCGTCATCCCCCACAAGCCACCCATTCAAGGCGAGCTAGGACCAAAAGAGCACCACGTCGAGCTCTGGGACTTGATGCTTGAATATGTTTTAGCAGCTGACGACCACCATACAGCTCTTCACATCGTGTGTGAGGCTTTCCAGTTTCGGCACGACGATCGCGACCGTTCTAAGATCGACTACATGGCTGCACACTATGAAGGAGTAGTGGAACTATTCCATGCAATGAACCAGACTAGGTATGCAGCGACAAATTTGTCACTAGTACTTGTCAAACAGTCAGCCTCTCAGGTGAAAGGTCAAGGCAAGAAGGGGCCGAGCAAAACCTTCTGGGGTGACGATAGCAAAGTTAAACAAGTCGACCTGTGGGTGCCTGGAAAGCCACATGCGGTAGATGCTACTCGCCACTACCTCTACTACGTGTCATTTGCATTAGACAACGACTACTACCTAAGGAAACTGAAATGATGGAGAACGAGGAAAGGGTTTCAGTGGGACGTAGCATTGCTATCTTGTTGGTCGTCTTCGGATCGATTATGGTGATGGGCGCTACCGCCATTAGTCTTATCGTGTACGTCTTCAACTAGGTAGGATAAGGCCCGGCTGTCCGAGGGATCCTATCTCTAGGAGGAC